ATTGGTGGCTTACCTGCCGTTCGCGTTCCCTTCTTCCCAGATAACACGTTCCTGATCACCTCTCTCGACAATTTGTCAATTTACTACCAAGAAGGTGGCAAACGTCGCTTCATTCGTGAAGAACCTGAGAAAAACCGTGTTGCAGACTATCAATCGAGCAACGAAGACTACGTGATCGAAGCCTATGAAAAAGTGGCTTTGGTTGAAAACATCGAAGTTCTGTAGGTGACAAATGAATCACGCACGTAACCACTTTCTTCGCGTTTTGGCAGAGAAATCTGCCAAGGCGGATGCCTTTGGAGCAACCCGCCATGATGCATCGATCTATCAACTCCAGTTGGCGGAACTGAAAAATGATAAATCACTGCTTTCACATATCAAATCAGATGAAAGCCGTGCTGAAGCTAAAGGCAAACTGATTCCAAAATACCAACCTTATGTCGAAGGTATTTTGGCGGCCAATCAAAAGGTGGACGACGAAGTTGTCACCACCATCATGCTGTGGTGTTTTGATGCTGGCATGTTCCATGAAGGCTTAAAGATTGCTGTGTTTGCTTTAGAACACGGATTAGATATGCCTGACTCTTTTAGCCGGGACACTCCAAGTATTGTGGCTGAAGAAATTGCTAATGCTGCATTGACCAAGCTGAAAGCAAGCGAAGTATTTGATTTAAATACTTTGCTTGATGCTGAAAAACTTACTGAAGGTTTTGACTTACATGATCCTATTCGCGCCAAGTTGTACTGCGCAATTGGGAAAGTTTTTCTGTCTGAAGACAATTATGTACCTGCAATTGAGTACATGAAAAAAGCGATTGCCAAGAAAGACAACGTCGGCTGTAAACAAGACCTTGATCGTGCTGAAAAGCTCTTGGCCAAACAATTAGAAGAACAGCAAGCTGCTGCATCTTCTTAACCTGTGCCCCCCGCACCTGGTCGGCATGATGGGGATGACAAAACTTTTAAGTTGTTGTTCTGAACCATCATCCACCGACCACCTAGGATATGACTATGACTGGTTTTAGCTTTAATGCACCTACAACCATGCCAGATGAGTCGATTAGCAATGATGGGTTCTTTCCCAATCTTCAATTGAATCTGATCCGGGAATCTGTGCGTTTAGATGGCAGCATTTCCAACCCTCGTCTAAAAGATGCCGCGATTGCAGCCATGTTAGAAATCAATGAGCAACTACGCTCGCTCAAATTTAAAGCATCGGCACTAAGTGAGCTCGCAACTTCGACCATCGATGGAAAGCCCAATACTGAACTTCTGTATTTACGTGCAATTCATTCTGCGATCGCAGCGGACATTAATGAAAAATATCGAAGCTATGACAGCACAGGTGATGGCCAGAAACGGGCTGAAGAATTGTCACCGACCATTGATGAACATCGACGTAACTTGCGTTGGGCGATTCGTGACTTGCTTGGTACCAGTCGCTGTACCGTGGAATTGATATGAAAACAGTGAAGTCCGTTCAGGGGGACACGATTGATCTGATCTGCTGGCGCTATTACGGTCGAACCGCTGGTGTTACTGAGACAGTGTTGGAAAGCAACCCGGCTTTGGCTGAACAAGGTCCAATACTGGTGCTTGGCACTGAGGTTGTTTTGCCTGATATCCCCGCCCAACAGCAGATGACAAAAACAATTAATTTATGGGATTAAGCATGCCTGAACCTACCACGACAACCACAACGGCAACAGCTATCAGTTTAAGTGCCGTTTCCATCCTGCCTTTTATTAATGGTAATGCCCTACTCGGCGCTGTTTTAGGTGCAGCATTTATTGCCACCTATGAAAAAGATTTATCTGCTTGGCAGCGCTTACGCACGATGCTGCTTTCAACGGGTATTGGCTATTTGCTTGCATCTGAAATTACCAGCCGAACTTTTATCACCAGCGATGCGACAGCAGCGCTTATTGCATCCACATTTTCACTTTTCATTTTGATTAAAGCAGTTGATTGGGTGAAGACATCCAAACTGTCTGACATTTGGAAGACTTTTAGAGGTGGAGGTGCCTCATGATCGAATTCTTATTTCAATTTATCGCTGTTTTGGCCTATCTGATTTGCGGTATCCGCATTGCTTGTTATAGCCCTAAAGAAACCGCTTTCCATCGTGGTTACTCATGGCTGGCAACATTGCTTATTGCCTCTTTTCTTGGGCAGTCGGTTCACATTCTCTTCTTTAAAGATCCCGTCACCCTATGGGATGCCATCTTTGCACTGCTTCTTGCTGTCATCGTGCTTCGCAGCAGAGGAAATGTGGCCAAACTAATTTGGAGTCCATCATGAAGCTACTTAAATTTGGAGCTAAGGGTTCAGCCGTTTCTGAGCTACAGCAACTTCTGATTAAAAATGGCATGAAAGGTAAAAATAATAAACCTCTATCTATCGATGGCCACTTTGGTGAAAGTACTGAATATGCCGTGATTCAATTCCAGAAGAAGATGGACATTAAAGTGGATGGCATTGTCGGGAATACCACATTGAATGCCCTCAAAGGTCTGGACCTATCTAAACATCTAAAAGATGCGGACTTAACGATTGGTGCAAAACGGCTTGATGTCCCTGAAATTGTGATTCGTGCGATTGCCGAAGTTGAAACACAAGGCGAAGGGTATTTGCCTGATGGTCGACCGAAGATTCTGTTTGAACGTCACCGTATGTATTTCTACCTCAGCCAGAAACGTGGCAAAGCTTTTGCAGACAAAATGATGAGCCAATATCCCAATGTGATAAATACCCAAACAGGTGGGTACCACGGCAATGCTGCCGAATACACACGGTTAGCTTTAGCAAAGCAAATTGATGAAGACTCTGCTCTGATGTCGGCTTCATGGGGGCGCTTTCAATTGATGGGCGAAAACTGGAAAGACCTCGGTTATTCCTCTGTTCAGGAATTTGTAGAGCAGCATTATCAAAGTGAAAGCCTACAGTTTGAAGCCTTTCTCCGCTTTTGTGAATTTAAGTCGGGAACGGTCGCTGGGAAAAAATGGACTTTGCTAGAAGCATTACGCCAAGAGAATTGGGATGCAGTCTTTAGCTTATATAACGGTCGCAACTATAAAAAGCTGGGCTATGACAGCAAGTTCCTTCGAGTGATGAATCGCCTCGATCCAAACTACCAGAGAAAAACTGCATGAAAAAGCCGATTAGTCTGCGCGAACATTTGGTGAGTCATCTGAAGTTCCTCCAGGACAACCCAGATAAGCTCAGCATGCATATTGAAAGCGGTCGTTATCGTACTACGCTTGCAAATGGCTACGGCATGGAAAGTATTTCACCTGTGAAGTTTGTCATTCAAGACTTTACAGGTGATGCTGACCTGATTGCCTTCTTACTGTTTCAATGGATTCGCGTACACCAATCAGAGTTACTCGCCAATTTAGATAAAAACAAAGATGCTGTGAAGTTCGAGGCTGAATTTATTGATAACGATAAAGTCGATGTCATGTTTGAATTAGAACTGACAGAACGTGTGATTATTCAACTGCAAGAGCATGGTGGCTACAACTTTTCTTATCCCGAAGAACCTCAGTACCAACCCGCTTCACCTGCAACCGAATGCGAATTGCTAGATGATCAAGGCAACCTCTTAGCAACGTGGACCAGTGTTGAAACTTTAAATATAGTCGCACTCGAAATGCCTTTAGCGAAGAAACCATAAGGGTCAAGCCATGCGTGATAACTTAGACGATTTGGTCAAATACCTAACGCCGATGCTGAATAAACTCAGCGATGCTGAAATGACGAAGCTGAATAAAAAGGTTGGAGCAGATTTAAGAAAAAGCCAACAGCAACGTATTGCGGCACAAGTTGGCCCAGATGGCTCAAGCTTTGCTCCGAGACGTTTACGCGAAGGCAAAAGAATTCGTCGTAAAATGTTCACCAAACTCCGATCGCAGCGTTATTTTAGAAATTTTTCAAATGCCGAGATGGTAAGCGTTGGTTTTCTGAGTAATGTCGTTTTTGTAGCTCGTATCCACCAAGATGGTTTACGTGCCCGTGTCAGTAAAAATGGGCCATCCATTACCTATCCCAAACGTGAATTGTTGGGGTTTGCTCCAACTGATATTCAAATGATTGAAGACTCAGTCATGAGGCATTTAAAGCCCTAAATCTTAGAGCAAAATGAAGTCTCTCTATTTGTAATATCCCCTCTTACAAATTGCCATTAATGCAAGCTTTGAACCCTTAACGCAAAGTAGGCACATGAGTGCTGAAATCCATCGCCGCTTAGAAAATTTGATCCGTTTAGGACGAATTAAAAGCGTTACCCCTGCTAAACCTTTTCATACCGTCACAGTCGACCTCGGCGATATCGTGACCGATGAATTACGTCTATTTAATTTACGCGCAGGTGCAGACCTAAGTCATGACTTACCTAGCATCAATGAGGAATGTGTCGTCTTCAGCCCAACTGGTGAGCTTGCCCTCGGCATTGTTTTGGTTGGTTTAAACAATGAATCTTTTCCGACTCCATCATTGAACCCAAATATTAAATTAAGAGTCTATGAGGATGGGGCCATGATCAGCTATGACACTGCTAATCATTCATTACAAGCCATCCTCCCCAATGGAGGAACGGCCATTCTTACTGCATCTGGAGGTATCACGATCAATGGCGATACCTCCATTAACGGTAATTTACAGGTCAATGGCAGTACTGCCATGACTGGAAATAATACAGTAGGTGGCAGCCAATTGATCCAAGGTAGCAGTCACTCTACTGGCAACTTCAGTACAGAATCTGATGTGAATGCCGGAAGCATTAGTCTTAAAAACCACAAGCATAGTGGGGTTCAATCTGGTGGATCAGATACAGGAGTGTCAAAAGCATGATGTCACGTGAAACTGGTCAAAGCCTCGAGGTCATTCCTCACATTAAACAATCCATTCAAGACATTTTATTTACGCCCATTGGCAGCCGAGTGATGCGTCGTGAATACGGTTCTATGATTTTTAAATTGCTCGATCAACCCTTTAATGATGCTGTCCGCCTTCAAGTGATGGCCGCAAGTGCTACAGCCATTTTGACTTGGGAAGACCGAATCAAACTGATCAATGCTCATTTTTCTAAGGCAGAAAATAGCCGTTTCCAATTGGATCTAGAAATGCAAATTGTTGGTTCTTCAGACATCAATAAATTATCAATTCCATTAACAATGGGCGCTTCAACATGACTCAATCGACTAATGCAATTGATCTATCTCAACTACCTGAACCAACAGTTGTAGAGCAAATAAACTACGAAACAATTTTAGATGCTGGACTACAAGAATATTATCGTCGTATGGATGCCCTTGGTATTTCTTATACACGACTTCGTGAATCTGATCCTGCTTACAAACTAGCAGAAGTCTTTGCATTTCGAGAAATGATTGTACGTCAGCATGTCAATGATTCGGCTAAAGCCGTATTACTTGCATATTCTTCAGGAATAGACCTTGAACATAAAGCTGCTGAAAAAAATCTAAAACGCCAATTAATTACTGCTGAAACCTCAACAACAAAAGCTATATACGAAACTGATGCATCACTCCGTAAGCGTGTGCAACTTGCACCTGAAGGCCAAACTACTGCTGGTAGTGAAGGTTCATACATTTTCCATGGCCTCAACGCCGATGTACGGGTTAAAGACATTTATCCTTATGCGCCATTAGATGAAAACCAAAACCCAATGGGTATTTGTAATATCTATGTGCTTTCTACTGAAGGCAATGGTACTGCATCAGAAGACCTTTTAAATGTTGTGAATACAGCTTTGAATGCTAAATCAGTTCGCCCTTTGACAGATCGTCCTATTATTTATTCGGCATCTATTATCAATTACATCATTGAAGCAGAAATTTATATTGATGAAGGTCCAGATGAAACTATCGTTTTGAACAGTTGCTATAAAGCCACAGAAGAATATATCCAAAAAGTCCATTCATTTAATGATGGCGTTTCATTGTCTGGGATTTACCAAGCACTCCACCAAGCAGGTGTCAGCCGTGTCAATTTGATTTCACCTGCAAGCAATATCGATACTTCAATCGGCCAAGTTGCGTATTGCACCAGCATTAATATTTCAAAGGTGGACACATGAGTAAATTACTGCCCCCAAACTCCACTAAATTTGAAATGAATTTTGAAAGTGCATTTTCACGTGTTTCAAATATTGAAGTAAATATACGCAGCTTTAATGATCCACTGAATGCACCAGTTGAAGTTTTGCCATGGTTAGCATGGGAACGTTCAGTTGATGTATGGAATAAAGATTGGACCGAAATTCAAAAGCGGCAAGTCATACAAACCTCCCTGAAGAACCATAGTATTAAAGGTACGATTGGATCGTTAGATGGCGCGCTTAATTCATTGGGGTTTCCAATTGTCGTACAAGAATGGTTCAACATGGTGCCACAAGGTAAGCCTTATACATTCAATATTTTTATTAAGACTAGTCAAAATAATATCAGTAAGTTTGATTTTAAAGAGTTAACGAAAGTTGTCCGTACTTATAAAAATTTACGTTCTCACCTTACTGGAATATCACTCGTTCTTGAAAGTACTTCGAGTATTTACACAGCAGCGGCCGTTATTACTGGCCAAGAAATTGAGTTCGCTCAGGCCGCAGGTGGATTGTATTTAGATGGTACTTGGTTACTCGACGGCAGTTATAGATTAAATGGAGTCAATTTAAGTGAGTGAAATAATCAGTAAATCAGAGTGGTCCCCAATTCGTTTACTTGAAAAAAATGAATTAGCTTTGGGCGGCATTAATGGCAACATGAATGAACAAGCAAAAGCACTAGGAAATCGAACTCTTTTTTTGAAAGATCAAATAACAGAGATAAGCAACTATTTAGGC